TCTGCATTTCAATGTTATTATGACGGTAAAAATATAATATATGGTAAAAGAGGAGAAAATCCATATAAACCAGTAAATAATAAAATTACAGAATTTGATTTATTAATGAATCCTTTATATTATAAAGTATATAATTATTTAAATCAATATATGGATGTTATTAAACAATATAAAATTTTAAATTTTGAAATATTTGATAAAAATTTAGATAATCACATTATTAAATATAAAGGACAATATAAAAATGATATAGTTATATTATCTGGTTTATCATTAAATAATGAAATATTAACTAATAATGAATTAAAAGAAATAGCTGAAAAATTAAATATATCATATAATAAAATTTTATGGTCTGGTATATTAAATAATGAACAAATTAATACTATATTAAATAATAAGTATAATGATTGTTTTTTATGGATTTATTTTCTTGATGAATTAAATATAATTGATAATAGGGAATATGAAGGCTTTGTTATAACATTTAAAGATATTTTTAAAAATTATAAATTACAAAACCCATATTTTACTAAAATATTAATGAATCATTTAAATGAGGAAAAAAATAATAGAAATATTAATTTAGAAAAATATTATGATTTAATAATAAATCAACAATTTAAATTTAATAAAACATATTCACATATTAAAAATCTTTTGATGTTATATATGTCTTTTGAACATGCGTCAGATAATTATACAGAAATAGAAAAAACTTTAAAAAATATAGAAATTTTAAGAAATACAGAAATAAATATGATACTTGCACATAAGATATATAATGAATTTCCTATAAATAAATCTAATATATCATATCCTGCATTGTTGAATTTTATTTTATATGCATTTAGAGCAAAACGAAAGCGTTTTCCTATTTGGTGTTCTAAAAGTTATCAAGAAAATAAAATAAATCCATTTTTAGAGAATAATTTTAATTTATAATAAAAAAATAATTTTGAAATTTATGATTGTAGAAAATATTAAACCAACAGAAAACAAAATATCTACAACACTAAATATTGATGTAGATATTAATATGGAACTTCTTAAACAAGAAGGTATAACAGAAACAGAAATTGATAAATTATTTGATCCTGGTAATGTATATAATAAAATTGATGAATCAAGTACACCGCAAAAACGTAGACAAGATAAAATAGATAAAGAATTAGTTGAAGCATTTGTAAAAACACCAACACAGAAAATTTTTAATAAACTGTGGGAAAGATATTATTATGGTATTAAAGGTTATGCATATAAATTTATGCAAGACTGGGATTTAGCAGATGATATAGCATGTCAGACTTTTACAAGAGCATGGGAATTTAAGGAAAAATATGATATTACAAAAGCTAAATTTAGTACATGGCTTTATATTATTTGTAGAAATTTATGTCTTAGTGAAATAAATAGCAAGAAAAAAGATAATTTCATACAAAATGATATATCAAATATGTATGATTCTGTTCTTTTAAAATCACAACAAGTTGATAATAATGATGTACAATATATTATTGATAATAATTATGACTTAATCGCAAAAACAAAAGATGATTTGACATATAAAATGTTTGATACATCTATTTGTGAATTAGAAAAACTTGGCCCGATATATACAAATATTCTTAAAATGAAATTAATTCAAGATATGAAAATACGGGAAATCGCTGATATTCTTAATATGAATGAATCAACAGTTAAAAATTATCTTTATAAAGGTAAGGAAATACTTAAAAATGTATTAAAAAATAAACATAAAAATCTGTATGAAATGTATCTCGATACAATAAATACAGAAAACCATATTTAATAAATAATTATGAAATTTATTAATAATATAAAAGAATTTTATTATAATATATTAGAACAATATTATATATATAATAATGATAAAAAAATTAAAAAAATTTTTGATGTAAAAATAAAAGAAGAATCAAATGACAGAGAAAGTTTTTTTAATAATTATAATTTAAGAACATTAAATGATTTTAAACAAATTGTACAAGTAATTGATATTCCAGAAGAATATCAATTAAAAGGTCAACAATGGCAAATAATGGATAAACTAAATGAAAATACATATTTTACAACAAAATATTTAAAAGATAACTTAGGTTTTGGCGATAATGTTACAAATCCAGAATATTATCATATAGAAGACCCTTCTAGTAATACACCATTTAGCTGCCGTTATTTAGCAATATGGAAATATACACCGGTATTAAAATCAAAAAAATTAATATATACAATTAATTCTATTATAACTATTTTAAGCTTATCTGGAATAGGAGGATTAATTTTATTGTTTATTTAAATTATGAAAATTTATAGAAATATTTATTTTTTAAAAAATATAATAACATAGGGTAAAGGTGATGTAAATATTTAGTATTATGGTAATATATATAGTAATGCTAAATAGATAAAAGATTTTGAAAAATTATATGATAAAAAACAAGATTTAATAATATCTTGTAATGATTGCGCATTAAAAAAATATGGTATATTTAAAAAAATAAAAAAGTTATAAACTTTATTATTAATAATATATATAATTATAAAAGTAGAAAAATGAATTTTAATTATAATGACAAAAAATAAGAAAACTAATATTACAGTAGAAAAAGGTGGTAAACCTGTTGATACAAAAGAAGATAATATAAAAGTAGATGATTTGGGTGTTCCTGAACTTTCAGAAGAGCAAAAAGAATATGCAAGAATAACAGTAAGAAAGGAATTTAATGAAAACTTTTCTAAATGGGCAGAAATCACAGAAGAAAATGCTACAGATGATGATATTGCACAAGCTAAAAAAGAATTTGAAGATTGTGTAGAAGAAAATAAAAATAAAAAATATTTTATCGCATCACATGATGATAATGTTGCATTAAATACCGCTAAATTCCTAAAAAATTGGAATACCAAATATAATAAATGGACAAATGGTGCTTGGAAGGGTGTAATTCAATTTGATAGAGTGATCGATAAGATTATTACAGAATTAGAAGAAAATAAAGATAAAGATTTAGAAATTGATTATTCTACTTTGATTTTCTTATATCAAACAATGAGAGAACCTTCTGGTTGTGGTATTGAATCCGCAAGAGAAATGGCAAAATTTGAAAATTATAACGAAGAAACAGGTAATGCATTTGAAGAAGATATTCCTATTACATATAGCGGTATATTAGAACGTGTATTAAATGAAGTAAAAAATCTTTCTAATATCGATAAAAAACTTACTATACTAAAAGAACGAGTAAATCTTGCATATGCTGGTTTAAAAATGAATCTTAAAATCACGGAATTAGAAGAATTTTTAGAATTTCATGAAGCAATTACTGCAAAATCAGTAAAAGATGATCCGGATGTTAAAAAAATAACTAATGAAAAATAATTAAAAATATAGGTAATTACATAAATAATTGTAATTACCTATTATTTTTTATAATGCATTACCTCTAGTTCCTGTAGTTGAATAATCATCATTATCTGCATTTGCATTTTGTTTAGCATTAAATGCCCTATCCATTGCTACTTTATCTACTTCATTAATTAAATGATCTGCTATAAACTAACGTCTTGGTGGTTGTTTTATTGATGTCATTTTCATATGAACATGTTTTGGAATATTAGGTTTATTATCCTATAATTTCATATTCTTTGCATGTTCTTTAATTTCTTCTACTGTTGTATCTATTATATTAGCTAATGATAATAATTTATCTACATCTAAAGTTTTAATTTCATTTATATCAATTTTTGTTAATGCTTCTATTTTATGAACTAATGATACATCCTATGATAAATTAACCATTAACATATTAGGTGAAGATGTATTTATTGGTTTATTATCTTGTAATTTCATATCAGGTATAGATACATTCATATTTGGTGAAACCATTTGCATATCTAATATTGATACATTATTATAATTAGAATACATTTGCATATTTATATTATAATCTAATGATGTATTCTATATTAATTTCTATTTTGGTTTATCTACATTAACATCATATGTATTCATTACCATATTTAGTTTATCTATATTAAATATAGGTGATACAAAATCCATCTATATATTATCTGTACTGCTATTAATATTCACCATATCTATTTTTGGTTTATGATTATTCTATATAGGCTATACCATCTACATATCTATATTTACATCATCATAAATAGGTTTTACCATATCAATATCAGGTTTATCTAAATTCTAATATATTGATGACATAATCATATCTACTTTATCTGTATTCATATCAGGTTGTATCATTTGCATATCATGCATAGATACATTCATATTTGGTTGAATCATTAACATATCAGGTATAGATACATTCATATTTAGTGAAACCATTTGCATATCAGGTATACTTGTATTCATATCAGGCTTAATGAATTTCATATCAGGTATACTTGTATTCATATTTGGTTTAATGAATTTCATATCAGGTATAGATACATCCATATTTGGTGATATAAACTGCATATCTGAAATACTTGTATTCATATTTGGTTTAATGAATTTCATATCAGGTATACTTGTATTCATATCTGGTTTAATGAATTTCATATCAGGTATAGATACATTCATATTTGGATAAACCATATCCATATCAGGTATACTTGTATTCATATCAGGCTTAATGAATCTCATATCAGGTATACTTGTATTCATATTTGGATAACCCATATCCATATCAGGTATACTTGTATTCATATCAGGAGA